TCTTTAACTAAACCATGTTTAGTATATTATAATGATGGAGAAAAAGGTTATATATTACCTATCGACCATAGTGAAGCATTTAAATTAGATTGGTTAACAGTCAAACAATTTATATATAGCATTGAGAAAGTATATGTGTTAGACAAGAAATTTCATTTGTATTTCTTATCAGGTGATAATTTAATTGATGTTAATTTTAATGATTATGTTGATGAATCACAATTTGATACTAAAGTACATACTGACTTTAATCGTGAAAAATATTATATAAATGAATTAAACACACTGATACCAATACCTAAACATTATGAGAAATGGGAAAAAATATACACTAGTGTGATAGATAAATTACTTCTTTCTAAGTGGCATGGTGACAATTCATTTTTAAATTCTCATTATACTGAAGTATTTTATCAAATTGAGAAAAATGGTATAGGTATTGATCCACGTAAGTTTAATAAACATTTTGAAACTACTTGGAAAGATAATTCGATTTACGGGAATACAGTTTATACACAATATAATTTATATAATGTAACTACTCGTCCTTCAAACGCATTTAATGGCGTTAATTTCGCAGCTTTACCTAAGGACGGCGCACGTGAATCATTTGAACCAAATAATTATATATTTGTTGAATTTGATTATAGTGCTTACCATCCACGAATTATTGCTAAGGCAATTGGTTATACATTTGAAGGTGAACCATATGATGAAATACCTAAAGAAATAATGTTTCAAAACATATATGGTGGTATTAGAGATGAATATGCATGGTTTCCATTTTTTAGTAAACTAAATGAGTGGTTAGATAAACAATGGCAGGATTTTAAACATACCAACCATTTAAAATTACCTAGTGGTCCTAATATATGGGCTGGTCAAATAAAAGAACCAAATAAAAATAAAATATTAAGCTATCTAATCCAGGCTTACGAAACATATTATAACACAATGACATTACAGCGTGTGTTAAAACTACTATATAGTAAAAAAACTAAAATAGTATTATACACATATGATTCAATATTACTGGATGTAGCTAAAGAAGATATTAAACTATTACCAAAAATTAAACAAGAATTAGAAGCTGATGGTTTTCCAACTCGCATGAGTATTGGCGAGAACTATGGTGCTTTAATTAAAAAATAACATATTTATGACATGGAATTTAACAATAGAGGAATTGGCAAACAAGTTATTCGCAACCTTCTCAAAGAAGGAAGACATAAATCAAACAATTGAGGTTATTACAGCCCGCTATTCTATCTTATTCAATAAAATTTTTATTTTAGAGTCTAAGGATAGTGATGAATTTATCTGCACATATAATATTGATCCAGGTAATTTAAGTACAACCACTGTATTACCTAATACTATATTATTACATCGCAAGAAAGAGTCAAATACATTATATACTATTAACGCTTTGAATACTTTAATCAAAACGTTGAATAATGGTTACGCTGATCCTAATTATAAAGTTGAGTGGAACGATTACAAGAATACCATTTTATTAACAAATGGTCCTGATCTTCGTAAGTTGGAAACAACTATCTATAAGATAGTTAATCTTTAAATATTTATTATTGATCTAAATAAAAAAAATGAAACTAATCGATATTTTAAAAGAAGCAGTTGATCCATTTTCTCAATATAAGCTTTTATCTAAAAAAAGAGAAAGAGATATGTTTGGATCTTCTACTATATATGAATATCTTCTAAATGATGAAGATTATAAAACACCATCAGGTTTAAAATTTAATTTAAAAACTATAGGTTATGCTATGGCTGAGGGAAGAGAAAAAAATCTTTACCATATAAAAACAGATGTTTACTATAAAGGAAAATTACTAACAGAACCTAGTGGTATTCCTGGAGCACGTGATGTAGTTTTTTCTGTTAATAAAGCTAAGAAATGGCTAGATAAGAATGGAGAAGATTTTATTAAAGGAAAAAAATATCAATACAAAAGTACTTAATAACAAAATAGAGCCTTCAGAAATGAAGGCTCAATTTAACCTAAGTTTGGCCTTCGGCTAATCTTATCTTATATTTAATTCTAAAATAATAAACAGTTATGGATTTAGCACAAATCAAGCAACGTATGCAATCGTTGCAAAACAAAGGTAAAGGCGGCGGAAACAAAGATGACCGTGCCAAGAATTTCTGGGTTCCACCAGTTGGTAAATCAGTGATTCGTATTGTTCCATCTAAATTCAACAAGGCAAATCCGTTCAAAGAAGTAATGTTCCATTATGGTATTGGAAACAAAACCATGTTGTCATTAACTAACTTTGGAGAAAAAGATCCAATTGTTGAGTTTGCACAGCAACTTCGTAAAACTAGTGACAAAGAAAATTGGTCATTAGCTAAGAAGATTGAACCTAAAATGAGGGTGTTTGTACCTGTTATTGTCCGTGGTGAAGAAGACAAAGGTGTTCGCATGTGGCAGTTTGGTAAAGAAATGTATCTCGAATTGTTAGGTATTGCTGAAGATGAGGATATCGGAGACTACACCGACATTATGGAAGGTAGAGATTTAACAGTTGATACAGTTGGTCCTGAAGTTACAGGTACTAAGTTCAACAAATCATCTATTCGTATTAAACCGAAAACTAGCCCATTGACTGAAGACAATGAAGTTATTAAGAAATGGATTAGTGAACAGCCTGATGTTTTATCACTCTATAAAAAGTATGAGTTTGATGAAATGAAGACTATGTTAATGGAATGGTTAGAACCATCTGAGGACAATGGTGAAGAAACAACTGAAGAAGTTACTGAAACACCAGTACAAGAAGCTCCTAAGGCTAACTATACTCTTAACACTAAGAAAAAAGGGTTTGATGAAGATGAATTTGATGAACTATTTAACAAGTAATTAAAATGGCTAAATCTGCTAAAAGTGTAAATGCAAGTGTATCACAAGCAATTAAGGGTACATTTGATCTTGATAAGTTCAAGAAAACTAAAAAGCTAGACCAATCGTCTAACTTTAAAACCCAAAAGTGGATTCCATTTTCACCAGCTGTACAAGACGCTCTCTCAATACCAGGCGTGCCTATGGGACATATTACCATAGCTAGAGGCGGCTCGGATACAGGTAAAACAACATTAATGATTGAAACAGCGGTGAATGCTCAGAAAATGGGCATTCTACCGGTGTTTATCATTACTGAGATGAAATGGGATTTCGCTCATGCTCAAAAAATGGGCTTTCAATGTGAAGCTGAAGCTGATGAAGCTACAGGTGAAGTAATAAATTACAAAGGTTTTTTTCTATATGTTGATAGATCAACTCTTAATTCAATTGAGGATGTAGCAGCATTTATGGCTGACATTTTAGATGAACAAAAGAAAGGTAACTTACCTCATGATTTATTATTCTTATGGGATTCAGTAGGTTCTATACCATGTGATATGAGTATTGAACAAGGTAAAAACAATCCAATGTGGAACGCTGGAGCAATGGCTACACAGTTTGGTAATTTTATCAATCAGAAAATCCCACTATCACGTAAAGAATCATATCAGTTTACTAACACATTCTTTGTAATTAATAAAACAGGTGTTCAACCAGCTTTAACTCCTATGAGTCAACCTCGTATGACTAATAAAGGTGGTAATACAATGTATTGGGACGCCTCAATTGTAATTACATTTGGTAATGTTACAAATAGTGGTACAAGTAAGATTCACGCTCAACATAAGGGTAAGAAAGTAGAATTTGCTAAACGTACTAAGATCGCTATCGATAAAATTCATGCTGATTGTGGAATTGCTACCACATCAACAGTAATTGTTACACCTCATGGATTCATTCCAGATGACAAAGATGATGAGAAAGCTTATAAAGCAGCTCATGCTCATGAATGGTTTGGTGAGGGAGTAAAAATTGATGAGATAAAGGTTACTGAGGATAATAGTGAGTGGGAAGAAAGTAGTAAGATATCTCCAATGATTGAAATCGATAATGACGATGAACAAGACGTTTAAAGATATACTGTCCAATATTAAGAATACTAAGCAAGAAGCCTTGTATTTAAACAGTAAGGTACTCTTAGTAGACTCAATGAATACCTTTTTAAGAAGTTTTGCCATGATCAATCATATGAATCCAAGTGGAGCCCACATCGGTGGGCTCACTGGGTTCTTAAAATCGATTGGTTTTGCAATTCGTCATATTAAGCCTACAAGAGTTATTTTAGTATTTGATGGCAATGGTAGCACTACTAATAAAAAGAATCTATACCCAGAATATAAAGCACATAGAAAACTACAACGTATAACTAATTGGGATGGTTTTGATGGTAAAGAAGATGAATCAGCCTCTATTGAAAATCAAATGTTACGTTTAGTAGAGTATTTAAAGTGTTTACCTGTTGATTTATTATCTATTGATAAAGTAGAAGCTGATGATGTTATAGGTTATATAACAAATAAATTAGATGGTGAAGTACATATAATGTCTGCTGACCAAGATTTTCTACAATTAGTAAATGATAAAGTAACAGTGTACTCACCTATTAAGAAGAAATTCTATACACCTAAATTAGTAAAGGAAGAGTATGGTTTATATCCTCAAAACTTTATTAATAAAAAAATATTAATGGGTGATGATTCAGATAATATACCTGGTGTTAAAGGATTAGGACCTAAAAAACTATTTAAATTATTCCCAGAATTAGAGGCTAATTTTGCAGTCACATTAGATAGTATATTTACTAAGTCTGAAGAGTTAGTTAATGAACATGGATTGTATGGTGATATAGTTAACTTTAAAAAACAACTACTTATCAATCAACAACTAATGGATTTGTCTGATCCTGACTTACCAGAAGACAGTTTAGAAGAAATAGAACAAGTATTAACAAATGAACCTAATAGATTAGATAAGTTACATTTCATAAAGTTTTACAATGAAGACAGATTAGGTAATTCAATCCCTAACGTAGAGATTTGGCTTAACGAAATTTTTTCTTATCTTCAGGTATATAAATTAAAATAGTTATGGTTGCTTTTAGCAAATTAAATCAGTATGGTTTGAATTTTCAAACCAAGGTTATTAGCTCGCTTTTAAAGAATAAAAAATTCTTACTTAATATTCGTGATGTTGCTACACCAGAATATTTTGATAACCAAGCACACCAATGGTTAGTAGAAACAATTATTAAGTATTTTGATAAATGGCATGCTACTCCTACATTAGACACTTTACATATTGAGGTAAAGAAAATAGATAATGAAGTATTAAAAACATCAGTAGTAGAACAATTAAAAGAAGCATATAAAGCAACAAATGAAGATGCTGAATATGTTGAAGCTGAATTTAGTAATTTTTGTAAAAACCAACAACTAAAGAAAGCATTATTAACATCTGTAGATTTACTACAATCTGGAATGTATGATGATATTAGACATTTAATTGATTCAGCGTTAAAAGCAGGTATGGATAAGAATTTAGGCCATGAATATGAAAAAGATGTTGAAGACAGATATCGTGAAGAATATAGAAATCCAGTTGCCACACCTTGGCCTGGTATTAATCAGTTACTACAAGGTGGACTAGGTGGAGGAGATTTTGGACTAATATTTGGAGGTCCTGGTGGTGGTAAGAGTTGGTCATTAATTGCTTTAGGAGCAGCAGCTGTACAAGCTGGATTTAATGTTAATCACTATACACTTGAGTTAAGTGAAGCATATGTTGGTAAACGATATGATGCTTGTTTTACTAACATATCAGTAAATAACATTCAAAACCATAGAACAGACGTTGAAAAAACAGTATCTAATTTATCTGGTAAATTGGTTATTAAAGAATATCCAACAGGTAAAGCAACTATAAGTACTATTGAAGCACATATTCAAAAATGTAAGGATTTAGATCAAATGCCTGATTTAGTTATTATTGACTATGTCGACTTATTACGTGCTAATAGAACAAGTAAAGAACGTAAAGAGGAAATTGATGATGTTTATGTTGCTACTAAAGGTTTAGCACGTGAATTAAATGTTCCAATTTGGTCTGTGAGTCAGGTTAATCGAGCAGGCGCTAATGATAATATTATTGAAGGTGATAAAGCAGCTGGTTCATATAATAAAATGATGATTACAGATTTTGCAATGTCAATTTCACGTCGACGTCAAGATAAAGCAGGTGGTACAGGTAGATTCCATATTATGAAAAATCGATATGGTATGGATGGTGTTACTTATTCAGCTGTCATAGACACATCAACAGGTCATATACAAATTGACACTGATGAATTAGATGAAGAAACACTTGAAAGAGAACACCCAGTTAAACTAAATGAAAATTTTGACTCTGTAGATAGAGATATACTTAAAAAGAAATTTTTTGAACTTAATAACCAATAGTTAGTTTAATATATTTATACCTATATGAGTAAGGTTGTATTAGTATCATGTTCCGCTGGTAAAGAAAGTCAAGCAGCTCCTGCTGAAGAGCTTTACAATTCCGATTTGTTTAAAAAACAATTGGAATACGCCAAAAAACTAACTAGCCCAAATGATATATACATCATCTCCGCTAAGTATCATTTAGTACCTTTACGTGCTAAAATTGAACCATACAATAAGACATTAAAAGAAATGCCAGCCCCAGAACGTGAGAAATGGGCTGAAGTTGTTTTAAAACAATTACAACAAAAAGGTTATAACCTTGATAAAGATAAGTTTGTTATCTTAGCAGGAAATGCTTATCGTCAATATTTAGAACCCCATATGAAGAATGTTGAAGTTCCATTTAACGGTCTTCGTATAGGACAACAAAAGAAAGCGTTGTTACAAAAACTTAAAGAAGCTATCATTAAGTTAACAACCAAAATAATTAAGGAAGTTAAAAAACTTTATAAAAATGGTATACTCTAAAAAGCAAATAGAGGAGTTAATGATTCAATATCTTCAAGATAATGAAGATTTTGGTGATATATCTGAATCAGAATTGATTAATGAAGTGTTTAATGGTTTTAAACCTTTGCTTTTAGAAAATACTAGTGACAGAATCTCTGAGTCACTTCTTCAAGAACATGCTTTAACACTTAAAGGTGTACCTAAAGATATTTTTGAAGATTTTGTTTTGTATCTTCAGATGACTGATTTAGACAGTCGCTTACTTTAAATTAAAAACAAAAAAGAAAAGCTGCTGAGAGGTGGCATGACAACATACACTTAACTTTTAAATTATATAATCAAAATGGACGTAACACAAGAAATTCTATCTGACATTACCACGTACATGAAGTACGCCAAATTCAGACCTGAATTAAACAGAAGAGAAACATGGGAAGAATTAGTAGACAGAAACAAGGAAATGCATATTAAAAAATTTCCTAAATTAAAAAATGAAATTGAAGAAGCTTACAAGTTTGTATATGATAAAAAAGTACTTCCGTCAATGCGCTCTATGCAATTTGCAGGTAAGCCCGTTGACATCAATAATGCTCGTATATTTAATTGTTCTTATCTTCCTATTGATGACATCGCTTCCTTCAGCGAAATAATGTTTTTACTTCTTTCTGGTTGTGGAGTAGGGTATAGTGTTCAAAAACATCATATTGAAAAATTACCTGTTGTAAGAAAGCCATTAAAATCAAAGCGTTACCTTGTAGGTGACAGTATTGAGGGATGGGCTGATGCTGTTAAAGTATTAGTTAAATCTTATTTACGTGGTGGAGCACTTCCATTATTTGATTTTAGAGATATTCGTCCTAAAGGTGCCCAATTAATCACTGTAGGTGGTAAAGCACCTGGTCCAGAACCACTTAAAATTGCTTTAGTGCATGTACAAGCTATCTTAGATAGAAAAAAAGATGGTGAACAACTTACATCAATTGAATGTCATGATATTATTTGTCATTTAGCTGATGCTGTGTTGTCAGGCGGTATTCGTAGAGCTGCTCTTATTGCCTTATTTAATTTGGATGATGAAGATATGTTAACTTGTAAGTTTGGAAACTGGTGGGAAAACAATCCACAACGTGGAAGAGCTAATAACACAGCTGTATTAATTAAATCTAAAATTGAAAAAGATACATTCCTCGAATTATGGAAGAAAATCGAATTAAGTAATTCAGGTGAACCAGGATTTATCTTCTCAAACGATAAAGATGCTGGAACTAACCCATGTGCTGAGATTAATTTGAAACCAAATCAGTTCTGTAACTTATGTGAGGTAAATGCTTCAACAGTTGAATCACAAGAGGATTTAAACGCTAGAGTTAAAGCAGCAGCATTCATCGGTACATTACAAGCCTCATATACTGATTTCCATTATTTAAGAGATGTATGGAAAAAAACAACTGAAAAAGAAGCATTATTAGGTATCGGAATGACAGGTATTGCTTCAGGTGAGGTATTAAAATATAGCTTAAAAGAAGCAGCTAAAATCGCAGTAGAAGAAAATGCTCGTTTAGCTGAGGTATTAGGTATTAATAAAGCAGCTCGTGTAACATGTGTTAAACCATCAGGTACTACATCATTAGTGTTAGGTACATCAAGTGGTATTCACGCTTGGCACGATGATTTCTATTTAAGAAGAATCCGCATTGGTAAGAATGAGGCATTATATACTCACTTATCAATTCATCATCCTGAATTACTTGAAGATGATTTCTTCAAACCAAATATTCAGGCTATTGTAACTATTCCTCAACGTGCTCCTCAAGGATCAATTGTACGTCCTAAAGAAACAGCTATTGAATTACTTGAGCGTATTAAGAAGTTCAACAAAGAATGGATTAAACCAGGTCACAGAAAAGGATCCAATATGCATAACGTATCAGCTACTGTAAATATTAAACAAGAAGAATGGTCAACTGTAGGTGAGTGGTTATGGGAAAATAAAGAGTATTTTACCGCATTATCTTTCTTACCAGAAGATTTAGGAACATATACTCAAGCTCCATTTGAGACAATTACTGAAGAACAATTTAATGAACGTGTTAAACATTTACATGCTCTTGATTTAAGTAAGGTAGTTGAATTTAGTGATGAAACTAATTTACAAGATCAAGCCGCATGTGCTGGAGGTGCTTGTGAAGTCGTATAAAGAAGGTATACATTATTATATGGAAAATGAGCGTGTGATTTTCACCGCTCAATTCCATATTGAACGTGGCCAATGTTGCGGAAATGGATGTCGTCATTGTCCATTTGATCCAAAACATAAACATGGTACTAAAAATATACAAGACAAATATTTGGTGACCAAGGAAGAAATTGATATATTTAAGTTGAAAAAAGGTTATGATAACACACACAAAAGAAATTGTTAATAAAGAATTAAGTAAACTACAACCACTCAAATATAATCAGTTTTTCTGGTGGAGAAAATTTAAAGATAAGTCTCCGTTGTCAACTAAAGATGCTGTACATGCTCGAATTGATAATGGAGACTTTGATTTTTCGTCTTATTATTGGCAAGCACAATATGCTTTACTTGAGATGGAAGAAAAAACAGGACATATATCTAATCCATCTACACGTCATGAAGCACAAACTATATATAGAGAACGTTATAGACGTTTAATGAAGGATTTTGAAAAAGATGAACCACAACGTTTAGAAGCATATAAAAAAGCTATAACTGGTTTATTTGAAATTGAAGATGAAGAGTTAGATAATAAAATGGAGTCTTTTGAAGGCACATTAAGAGAGCTTTATGACCTAATAAAAGCTACTTATAATTTCAGAGCAAAACAAAAACGTAGAGGAAGACCCAAAAAATATAATATATGAGTAAATTTCAGTCAACAAAATTATTTGATGGATTTAGTACAGTATTCCGTCAATGGAAAGCAGAAGGAACACATTGTAGATTTCTTCACGGTTATGGAGTATCATTTAGAGTATGGTTCGAAGGTGAACTAGATGAACGTAATTGGGTTTGGGATTTTGGAGGCATGAAACGTGCTAAAGGTACTATTGATGGTAAAAATCCTAAAGCATGGATGGATCATATGTTTGATCATACTACAATTATTGCTGAAGATGATCCAGGATTAGGTGGATTTAAAACAATGGACCAATTAGGTATTATCCAATTAAGAATACTTCCAGCTGTTGGAGCAGAACAATTTGCAAAATATGTTTTTGAAAAACTAGATACATTTGTTCAAGAAGAAACAAATGGTAGAGTTAAAGTTGTAAGAGTAGAATTTATGGAACATAATAAAAATACAGCTATATATGAGTAAGAGTAAAAAAGAAGAATGGGAAAAAGCAATGCTAGAGGAAAATAGCTATTATGATATTGATATTATAAATAAAGCTAATGCTCCTATATTTAGAAAAATAGAAGAATGGGAGAAAAAATATTTTAACGCCTCTAGTTGGTTAGGCAAATGGTATTGCCAGACACAAATTGATAAATGGAAAAAGAAATTACACCATTATAAATAAACAATATGAAAGTAAGTCATGAGTTACCTATTGAATTAATGAATCACAGTTATGAGTGGAACGATTATGATTATTGCCTCCCACATTTAATAGACAAATACGATCGTTATAGATTATTCTTTCAAAAAGCACGTTTAGATAAACGTTTCATTATTATGGATAATGGGTTATTTGAAGGTGTAACCCATACAACTGAAGATCTATTCGATAAAATATGGTTAGTCAAACCAGATATATTCATTGTACCTGATGAATGGAATGATGCTAATGCTACTTTACGAAATGCTAAGCATTGGATGCTTAATTATAAAGATAAATTACCTGAAGGTACTAATTTAATGGCTGTATGTCAAGGTAAAGATATGGGTGAATTAATAACTACATATCAAACATTAGTAGATATAGGATATAAACATATTGCATTTAATCATTCTAGTATAGCCTATACTGATTTCTACCCACAGCATAAACCAGTATATGCTCAAATGTTAGGCAGAATTGAATTAATTAGACGTTTAATTGAAAAAGATACTATTAGAAAAGAAATATATCATCATTTACTTGGTTGTTCATTACCTCAAGAATTTATGGCCTATACTAAATTTGATTGGATTAAATCAGTTGATACATCAAATCCAATTATTGTAGGATCTGAAGGTGTTAGATATGGAGATAATGGAATTGAATATAAACCAAAGACTAAGATTGAAGAATTATTTGAAGTAGATTTGACTGAGCGAATGGAAGATATTAAATTCAATATTAATAAATTTAAACAATATATACAATGAAAAAAGCAGTATTATCATTAAGTGGAGGAATGGATAGCTCCACCTTGCTGCTTCATCTACTCGCCAATGGCTATGAAGTAACAGCTCTATCCTTTGATTATGGACAGAAACATAAAGTAGAACTTGAACGTGCTACATCGTTAGTGAAGTATTTAAATTCTAAAGGACAAAATGTAACACACCAGATTATCAAACTAGACGGATTACAGCAACTACTTAATTCAGCTTTAGTTGAAGGTGGTAAAGATGTACCTGAAGGACATTACGAACAAGACAATATGAAAGAAACTGTTGTTCCTAATCGTAATAAAATATTTAGCTCTATTATTCAAGCAGTAGCATTGTCAATTGCTACTAAAGGTGAGAAACAAGAAGTACATATTGCATTAGGTATTCACGCTGGTGACCATGCTATTTATCCTGATTGTAGACAAGAATTTAGAGATGCTGATATGGAAGCATTTAAAATTGGTAATTGGGATTCTGAATTAGTAAGTTTTTATACACCGTATCTTAAAATGAATAAATTTACTATTCTAGAAGATGGGTTAAAATGTTGTGAAAAATTAGAATTAGACTTTGATGAAGTTTATTCTCGTACTAATACATCTTATAAGCCAATTAAAGTTGAAGAAGGATATTGGGTATCTGATTTTAAATCAGCCGCGTCCGTAGAGCGTATTGAAGCGTTTATTAAATTAGGTCGTCCTGATCCTGTAATATATGGTGAAAAAATTGAGGATGGAGTTAGAATAATACAGTGGGATGAAGTAAAAGCACATGTAGAACAAGTATTATTAGAACATAAAAAAACTAATATATGATTCATGTTATAGAACATGCATTAGGATTATGTGGTGAAAAACACTTCAGTATATTAAGTGTACTTGCAGATTGGCAAAATATAAGTCCTATATTTAATTATATAAAAACATTATTTAAATGACCGTCAAAGAACTAATAGAGCAACTACAACAATTAGATCCTGATCTGCACGTGTTCACAGCGGGGTATGAAGGTGGATATAATGATGTATATGTAGGTGAAGAAATGGAAATTGCTTTAAATGTACACGACGAATGGTATTATGGTAAACATGAAGATGCCAGTACTGAATACCATGTACCCGACAAATCAAAATATAAAATTGTAAAAGGAATAGTATTATGAGTAAAATAGATCCAAACAAATTATTAATTTCTAGTGACTTCTACTCTGTCCAAGGTGAGGGTATCTCCTCAGGAGTGCCCTCTTACTTTGTAAGATTAGGTATCTGTAATCTAACTTGCGGTATGAGCCGTAAGTTTGCCAATCAATTAGAGAAGGAAAAGAAACTAGAAGACGGAGAAATCTTCGTAGGTGATTTACACGCTGAAGGTAAAGCAACATGGACTTGTGATTCTACAAGTCAGTGGTTGTGGAGAGGTGAAGATAAAGAGTTCCAATATCTAATTGATCGTTGGAAAGAACAAGGTATCTATGATGATATTAAAAATGGTAACATTCATATCATTTGGACAGGTGGTGAACCTACAATTAAAGGCCATCAGGATGCTATTTGTAATTTCTTTACATATTGGTTAAGTCAAGATAAAGACTTATCTAATGTATATAATGAAATAGAAACAAATGGTACTGTTGAAATTGGAACTAATTTATTCAGCTGGATTAACCAAATCAATTGCTCCCCTAAACTAGCAAACTCAGGTATGACCGAAAAACAACGTATTGTACCTGCTGCTATTAAACGTATAATGGAACATAGTAATTATCAATTTAAATTCGTTATCAGCACAGAAGATGATGTTAAGGAATTATTCCGCGACTTTGTAGAACCATTTAATATTCCACTTAAAAATGTAGTGTGTATGCCTGGTTTAGATGATCAAGATGATTTCCACGAGCGTACTAATTTCGTTCTTGAAATGGCCAAGATCTACAAGTTCAGAGGACTTACTCGTCTACACATTTCAGCTTGGAATAAAACATTAAATGTATAATATGAAAAAACTATTTAGAAGCCAGTTAGACAAAAAAATAGCAGGAATTTGTGGTGGACTCGGTGAGTATACCAATACAGATTCTACACTTTGGAGATTAATATTTTTAGCCTTAATATTTGCTCCTGTACCTGTTATTATGTTTTACTTCATAGCTTGGGCGGTAATACCTAAAAACAATAAGTAAATAAAATAAAGTGAAAGAGTTAGATCTCCATGGTGTATCTCATTATGATGTAAGAGATGTAGTTGAAAATTTTATCCTAATGAATAACCCACCATTCAGAATAATAACAGGATATTCTGAAAGAATGAGAAATCTAACACAAAACATGCTTAATAAACATAAATTACAACATTATATTCCTGCTCATAATCATGGAGAAATAATTGTAATAGATTAAAATACAAATATGACATTTACATTAACTCAAGAACACTTTTATTTAGGAATAATTCTTTTATTAATGGTAATACAAATGTTTCAATGGAAACAAATTTTTACTCTTAAAAGTGAAGTCCAAAAATTATGGAATCAAATTTCAGTTTGGAATACTATGGTTGCAATGAAACTTTTGGATACTCAAAAAAGTATTGATATATTAAATAATAAAGAAAATAATAATGGAGAACAAACGCAGGAAAATTGCTAATGCAGAGACATTAGAAACAGCACAAGCCGGTTTTGCTAACGGTATTTCAACTCATTTAAAGTCATTACTTGAAGATGGATATCATCGTTCTTTAAATGATGATGAAAAATGGGGTATAGTAGCTAACGCTGAAAAAGCATATGGACAGTTTTTAACAGCACTTGGTGTTGATTGGGAAAATGATCCAAATAGTATGGAAACACCTCGTCGTGTAGCTAAAGCATATGTGTTTGATTTATGGAGAGGTAGATATGAGTTACCAACTGACATTACAGCATTTCCAAGTGATGGTTACGCTGGTATTGTATTAGAAAGAGATATTCCAATTGTAAGTATGTGTTCTCATCACCATCAAGCTATTTTAGGTAAAGCACATATTGCTTATATACCAGGTGAAGATGGTAAAGTAGTAGGTTTAAGTAAGTTGAATCGTATTGTAGAACATTTTGCTCGTAGAGGAGCTATTCAAGAACAACTTACAGTAGCAATCCATAATGCTATTCAAGCTGTAGCTGAAACTGAAAATGTAATGGTAGTAGTACATTCATACCACAATTGTGTTAGTTGTCGTGGGGTAAAACACTTTGGTGCTAGTATGGTTACAAGTGAAGTATCAGGTGTATTTGCTGATCATAGTAGAACAGCTAAGATGGAGGTAATTGAAATGTTAAAACTAAATATGGAAGGATATAAATAATGGATAAGCGATATTTAAATTGGAATGATGTTGATAGAGCGATTAATAGACTAGTAGCTAGTATTCATACTAGTGGAATTAAATTTGAAGCTGTTGGAGGACTACCTCGTGGAGGATTAATTGCTGCTGTAATGCTATCTCATAGATTAAGTATTCCATTTGTAGCTCAAGCTAATATAGCATCAGTAGCAGGTGATATTCTAGTTGTAGATGATATTTGTGATACAGGTAAAACATTAAAGCGATTTAAATTTGAAAATAATATTTATACTGCTGCTCTACATTGGAAACAATCATCTGAATATCAACCTCATTACTTTTGGGAAATAGCTTATGAAAATGAATGGATAGTTTATCCATGGGAAAATAAAGACTCAAAAACAATACAAGACTATAAATTATGTTAAACGTAAAACAAATTTTAGAAGAAGAATTACTTAAATTAGATGAAACTAAAGGCAAACCAGCACAAGTTGGGTATGATCTTAGTTTAAAATCAGTGAATAAAGTAGGTTCTAGTAGAGTTGTAGGAGGAACTTTTAATAAAGATGCTAAAATAGGTAAAGTATTAAAAGATAAGACTGAATTAACTACTTACATTCCGCTTGATACTATTCAATTAGATGGAAATGAGGGATGGCTATTATATGAAGGAGTATATGATATTACATTTTGGGAAGGATGTAATATACCTGATAATAGAGTAGCATTTATTAAACAACGTTCATCATTATATCGTAATGGAGCTATTATTAACTCACCTGTATTTGATCCAGGTTTTAAAACAGACAATATGGGTACATTACTATATGTTCATGAAACAATATTCATTGAAAAAGACGCTAGAGTAGCACAAATTTATTTTCATGAGTGTGAATCTGCTGAAAAATATGATGGTCAGTGGCAAAATGATAAACAACGAATTTCATTATAATCCGCAGGTAGTCGATTAATGCCTCAAAAGTGCTCCTCAAATGAGGGGCACTTATTCTCTATATTTATATATAATGACATCAAATAAATATCCTTTTTTTAATAATGATAAAAATCCATTCAAAAAGAATGAAAGGATAACGACTTCAATTAATAAAGGATATATTATATTTGAAGAAAATAAAAAACGTTTTCTTCCACCAACTCCAACTCCAACTGCTACACCAACACCAACTCCAACTTCCACTCCCACTCCATCACCTACCCCTACTCCATCTCCAACACCAACATTTACACCATCCCCTACTCCTACTAATACTCCAACTCCAACTCCTACAGATACACCAACTCCAACTCCTACAGATACACCAACCCCAACTCCAACTTCAACTCCTATTCCTCCAACTAACACACCAACACCTACACCTACACCAATCCCTACAAATACATCTACACCAACTTCAACACCAACTGCAACACCAACTTCAACACCAACTGCAACTCCAACAGTTAATGGTTTAGTTACAAATAGCTTATTTATAGAGTTAGATGCTTCAAACTATACTAGCGGTCAATGGACTGATGAAACAGGTAATGGTAATAATGCTACTATCAACGGTGCTACTTGGTTAAGTGATGATGGCGGTATATTTGATTTGGATGGCATAAATGATAATATTCAAATTGCTCATACAGCTAACCTTAGCCTAAATACAACAACTCAAAGAACAATTCAAGTATGGGTTAAATTTGACGCTTTAGGAGGCCTAAACCAACAAATACCAGTATTTGGTAAGTTATCATCTAATTTTGCCTTTGATGGATATTGGGGTGGATTATTCTCTAACACAGGAAATGTAAGAGTTGTAACAAACGGAACAGCAACTCAAAGAATATCCACAACATCAACCAATCCAGTATCAATAAATAACTGGTATCTATTTACGTTTATGTCACAAATAACATCAACTACCAATACTACAAAGGTTTATATTAATACAACTGAAGTATTATCAACAGCACATGGTAACGATGGTTATACTGAAGCCAATCCTTTATATTTAGGATTTATTGGTACTGGTGTTAGTTCATTATATTTGAATGGTAAAATAGGAGCCTGTTATTTCTATACTAAGGGATTAAGTGCAGCTGAAGTATTACAGAACTATAATGCTACTAAAGCAAAGTACGGATTGTAATTTTCCTAAATTTTGTATATATTTATATAATGAAAAATGTTATATTATGGAAGGATTTGACCCAAAACAACAATCACAAGGTGTTGGTGACACAATAGCTAAAATCACTAATTTTTTTGGTATTGATAAAGTAGCTGACGCTGTAGCTAAATTAGCTGGAGCACCAGGATGTGGATGTAATGAACGTAGACAAATGTTAAATGAATTGTTTCCTTATGAAACAACAGTTCGTAAATTTAAAGTATTAAAAAACTTTAATTGGAATAATGAATTTTATACAGCTGATGTTATTATAGAAGTAAGTAAAAAAGATACTCTACATAATAATATTATAGGTTTTGTTAAGGATGGAGTCTTAGAAGAAATTATATGAAATTAGATAAATTTTTTAAACTTAAAAATGAATTAGAAACGTTTAACTTTGAGAATAACTTTAATTCTTTAAGTAAGACACTCTATTATTTCTCATTTTTAGGTAATATATTTTTAATTCTATTCAGTTATTTTTTTATTAAAGATGTAACTAATAGTATTCCTGTTTTATTTACAGGACAAGGTGTATTCTTTTCTATATTCATTATTCTGTTTATGACAGGGTATGAATTATTTAAGAGATTTGCTTTTGAACAATTAACATCTACTATTTTAAGAGTTAGAAAAGTTACACTTAATATTATATTAGGTACTTTAGTAACTTTATCATTAGTAGTAGGATCATTTTATTTAGGACTAAATGGAGCTCATAGATTAATTGATACTTCAGACACTATTGAAATAACAACTGATCAAGTATTATCAACTAAAGTAGATTCAGTAGCTAAATATTATGATAAAGAAATAGACTTTTATCGTAATCAAAGAGCATCAACTAGAGCAGATAGAAAATATAGAGATTCAATTGTAGCTGTTTTACAAACAACTAAAGACACTAAAATAAAAGAAATTGAATCTAAAACTGAAGGTAAATCAGCAGCTAAAATAGAGGAATTAAAACAAAATGATTTCGCTTTTGCTGTGATGGTATTCTTCTTAGAATTAATTATTTTAATAGGTGTTGCTTTTAACGCTTACTATATTTGGACTTCATATGATGAAATGAAGAACTTATTAACAACACCTAAATTTAAACAACTAGAGTTAAATTTACGTTTGTTAAAACTATATTATCAAAACGGAAGAAAAAAAGAACAAGATCCAGTATTAGCTAAAACTAAACTTATAGCTTTAGCCTCATCTCAAAAGTTAAATTGTAATCAAACAGATATTAATAATTTTATAGCTTTATGTTCTGAACTTGAAATTACTTCTGGTAATAGAAGAAAAAAAGTTTATAATATGAGTTATGAAAAAGCTAAAGGATTATTGGAAAACCAAGAACTTTAAGTTATATTTAAGTTATGAATAATAAAATTTTTGTACAGATCGCTAGTTATAGGGATCCACAGTTGATTCCTACTATCGAAGATATGCTTTCAAAAGCATCACATCCAGAAAATTTAGTATTTGGTATTTGTTGGCAACATGATGAAACAGAAGATATTACTAAGTATGATAATGATTCTCGTTTTAGAATTAGTAAACATCATTATTCAGAAAGTCAAGGTTTAGGTTGGGCTAGACATATCACAAACACATTATATAAGGGTGAGAAATATACTTTACAAATCGATTCTCATCATCGTTTTGTTCAAGGATGGGATGATATTTGTTTAGAAGATTATAAACAAGCTAAAAAACTATCTAAAAAACCAGTTATCACTACTTATTGTACTCCATTTGATCCAACTAAAGATAAATCAACTTGGAATCCAGTTCCATGCTTAATGTCACAATATGAATTTAGTAGTGATAAGCTATTGATGAGTATGCCTTGGTATATTCAAGATTATAAAGAAAGAAATCATGTTATTAAAGCTAGAACAATAAGTGGCCACTTCTATTTCACATCAGGTAAATTTATTAAAGAAGTACCTTATGATCCAGATATCTATTTTGGTGGTTATACTGAAGAAACTACTTTAAGTGTTAGAGCATTTACTAATGGATATGATTTTTTTAGTCCATATAGAATGGTAATGTGGCATGAATATACAAGAAATTATAGACCTAAACATTGGGATGACCATGGTAAAGAAAGCCAAACTAAAAAAACAAGTGGTGAAAGAGATATATTCGCTAGAAATAAAACACGTCAATTATTTGGTACTGAAGAGCATGGAATTGATTTAGGTGAATATGATTTAGGTGATGTTAGGAGTTTACATGACTATGAAGTGTATGGTGGGTTTGATTTTAAAAAATGTAGAATACAAGATTATACTTTAAAAGTAAAAGAACCACCTAATCCAACACCATGGGAAGAACAATTTATAAGTAGTCAATTCAAAATTACATGCGCTTGGGATCTTGATTTCTTTAAAAAATATGAATTTAAAAAACCTAAATTTTTAACTTTAGGTATTCAAACAAAATCTGGTTTAGAATTAGCTAGAAAAGATTTTCTTATTGAAAGTGATCCACAGTATGTTAATTTAGAAAATAATCAATATTCACTTACTATTAATTCTTTTGATAAACCAAGTAAAATAGTTATGTTTTTATTTGATGAAGAAAAACAATGGAGTGATCGTTACGAAAAAGATTTATGAGAATAGTTTTCACAGTTATAGGTAATAGTAGAAGAAGTAACTATTTAAATGGTGACACTTTAAGATATCAAGGTGGAGGAGGAAGTGGTACTGACACTAGTTCTATAGTAGTAGCTGAATATTTAGCTTCTCAAGGACATGAAGTAGTATTTGTTACTGAAGCACTTGAACCCAAACTAGAAGAAATTTATAAATCATTAGGTAGAATTTACACACCAGGAGAAAAAATAAGAGGTGTTATTTATACTAATTTGAATTTTGATGGCGTTGAAAATAAAGAATTTGATATTTTAATTAACAGTTTATGGTTTTTTAAATATAAAGAATTACCTATTAAAGTGACTAAAGCTCTTATATATTGGAACCATATGCAGTGGATATATGGTTTACATGAAATTATAGAATATACTAAAGAAAATAATTTAAAATTAGGTTTTGTTAATATATCGGAGTGGGAAAAAAGTATGACTCAAGGAGTAATTGATTCTATTAAAAGTCATATACCTCATACTAAACAAATATTAATACCTAATCCAGTGATGGATGATATAATTAATGAAGTATTAGAGACTAATCCAACTAAAAAAACTCATAAATTTATTTTTCACGCTGCTTGGGCTAGAGGAGGAAATATAGCTATAGAAACTGTTAAACAATTAAATTACCCAGATTCTGAATTTCATGCTTTTGATTATTTGATGGCTACACATGCTCATGAAGATTCATTTTTTAAAATGCATAACGGAGTAGATAAAAAAACATTATTTACTCATTTAGCTGAAAGTGATTATTTTATTTATCCTTTATATACACCATACAAAGATGTTCATAAAGATACTTTCTCATGTGTTGTGGCTGAAGCTATTGCTTTAGGAGCTATACCAGTGACTTATCCATTAGGAGCATTACCTGAGAATTTTGAAGGACATTGTGTATGGATTGATTTTCCAGATAAAGCTAATCCAGCTAAAATGCAAAGTGAACCTTTATCAAAAGACGAAGAAGGTATTTTTAAAGATAATATTCCAAAAATAATTGAAAAAATAAAATATTTAGAAGACAATCCTCAATTAAAAGAAGAATTAAGATCAAAAGGTAAACAATATATTTTAGATAAATTTAACTCTAACAAAGTTGGTTCTATGTGGATTAACTTTATAAATCAATTATTGAATGGATAATTATACAGATTATTATAAACGTTTACATAATGAGATTAGTATACCACAAGGACATGTTGATTATTTAAAAACTATTCAATATACTCCTTCTGTTGTTTATGATATTGGAGCAGCTGTTTTACATTGGACTAAAGAGGCTAAACAAATTTGGCCTAATGCTAGATATATTGCTTTTGAAGCTATGACATATGTTGAAGAATGGTATAATGAATATGGTGTTGAGTACTCACTAGGAGTATTTAGTGATGAAAATAATAAAGAAGTAACATATCATTGCCACCCAATTCATATTGGTGGTAATTCATATTATAAAGAAAATGAAAAATACTCCCCAGCAGCTAAAGATATATACACTAAAGAATTTGAAGAATTAAGACATACAATAACTATAGATTCAATAGTTTCATTATCTGGATTCCCACCTCCAGACTTTGTAAAAATAGATGTTCAAGGAGCTGAGTTAGATATTCTACAAGGAATGACTAACACTTTAAAAACAGTAAAACATCTTATAGTGGAGTTGCAACATGTTGAATATAATATAGGAGCTAAACAAACAAATAAGTCTATACCGTTTATTGAGTCATTAGGTTTTGAGTTAGTACGTACAGGAACTAAAGATAAATTTTTCTATAACAATGGAGCTGATGCTGATTTTCATTTTATAAAAAAATAATATGGTTGATTATTTAATAGTTGGAGCTGGTTTTTATGGTTCAATTTGTGCATACGAGTTAAATAAACAAGGTTATAAAGTTTGTGTTATTGATTCTAGAGAGCATATTGGTGGAAATTGTTATACTGAAAAAAAAGATGATATTAATATTCATATCTATGGTCCTCATATATTCCATACATCAAATGAAGAAGTATGGCAGTGGATTAATCAATTCGTTTCATTTAATAACTTTAGATATTCTCCACTAGCTGTTTATAAAGGTGAATCTTATTCTTTACCTTTCAGCATGTGGACATTTAATAAATTATGGGGAGTAACTCACCCACATCAAGCCAAACTTATAATTGATCAACAAAGTAAACATATAGGTGAACCTAAAAATTTAGAAGAACAAGCTATTAAATTGGTAGGTACAGATGTATATGAGAAATTAATTAAAGGCTATACAGCTAAACAGTGGAAAAAAGATCCAAAATTACTTCCATCTAGTATTATTAAACGTTTACCAGTTAGATTTACTTATGACAATAATTACTTTAATGACAAATATCAAGGTATTCCAATTGGTGGATACACTCAGATATTTGAAAAATTATTAAAAGGAATAGATGTCAGATTAAAAGTAGATTATTTCACAGATAAAAAATACATTCCAGAATATAAAAAACTAATTTATACAGGACCAATAGATAAATTCTATAACTATCAGTTTGGAGAGTTAGAATATAAAACAACAGAATTTAAACATCAGAAGAAAAAAACTGATAATTGGCAAGGTATAGCTGTTATGAATTATACTGATGAAAATGTTCCTCACACTAGAATAATTGAACATAAACATTTTGAAGGAACTGAATCTTCAATCACTTGGATCACTAATGAATACCCAACTGAATATAAAGCTAACAAAACAGAACCAATGTATCCAGTTAATGATGATGAAAACAATACTAAATATTTTCAATACAAAACATTAGCTGATAAAGAAGAAAATATCATATTTGGCGGAAGATTAGCTGAATATAAATACTATGACATGCATCAAGTTATAGCCAGTGCTCTTAATAAAGTAAAGAGTTTGCCTGCGCTAAAATAACTTGTTATATTTAACGCATGTATCAATCCATTCATTACGATTTTAGAAGTAAAACATGTCACTTAAGAGATGATCAACAAGGTTGGTTATCATTTGAGTACACTCCTACTTATTATAAGTTAGATCCTAAAGGTCAATATGAAACACTAGATGGTAAACGAGTATCTAAAACTTATACTTGTGATAAAAATGATCCATTAACATACTATGAAATAGACATTCCTATGGAAACTAGGGTGTTAGTGGATGCTTATAAAGATTTAGATGATGCTCCTAAATACCACAATACAGTATTTTTAGATATTGAGTGTGAAATTGGAGGTGCATTAACTACTGATTATATCAAATCAGCTCCAATGAAAATAACATCAGTATCTCTTTATGATGTTAATTTAAAAAAATTCTACTGTCTAATTTTAGACGAAAAGAAACAATTGAAGCATGTTGAGGAAGAAAACAAAGAAATCATCCCTTGTGATGACGAGGCGAGTTTATTATCAAAATTTATTGATACTTGGTTGGTTAGTGATCCCACTATTATTAGTGGTTGGAATAGTGAGTTTTTTGACATACCTTATTTATATCATAGGATATGTAAGGTATTGGGTGAAGAAAAAGCTAAAACATTATCTCCGTTAGGTATTGTTACTGTTAAAGATTTCTTTAATAAACGAGAACAAACAACTGAATCTACAATTAATATAGCAGGTGTTAACCATCTTGACTATATGTTGCTTCATAAGAAATTTATTATGAAACAAGAGTCATCTTATAAACTAGGTGACATAGGAGAGAAATATGTTAAGTTAGGTAAGGTTGATTATGAAGGATCACTTGATAAATTATTTAGAGAAGATGTTAATAAGTTTATAGAGTATAACTTACGTGACGTTGAAATTCTAATTGAATTAGATAAAAAATTACAGTTTATAGATTTAACAGTTAATATATGCCATTTATGTCACACACCATATGAAAACATATATTACTCAACTGCTTTAAATGAAGGTGCTATTTTAACTTATCTGAAACGAAAAGACATAGTTTCACCTAATAAACCAACTACTTACAATTCAGCATTAAAAGAAGCTAATGAAGAATACGCTGGTGGTTATCTTAAAGATCCAGTACCAGGATTATATGAATGGGTATCTGACTTAGACTTTACTTCACTATATCCATCTATTATTCGTAATTTAAATATGGGTATAGAAACATTAGTTGGTAGGATACAAAATAGAGATAAATACGATAATCAATGGGGATTAGGCGATTTAAAGGACTTAGAACCAGATACTGATATTACTATTGAAAAAGTAACACCTGATAGAAAAGTGAAGGTAAGTAGTATTAAAGCTAAAGACTTAATTGAACTAATTGAAAAAAATAAATTGATTATATCCGCTAACGGAACATTGTTTAGACGAGATAAATCAAGTATTGTAGTGGAAATATTAAATGACTGGTTTAATAAAAGAAAACAATATAAAGACTTGATGAAAAAAGCATTTAAGTCAGGTGATAAATCAATGGGTGAACATTATAATAGGCTACAACATACATTTAAAATTAAATTAAACGACGTTTATGGTGTATTTGCACAAAACGGGTGGCGTTACTCTGATGGTAATTTGTTTATTAGTAAAGCCATTACACTTACTGGCCAACGCTTAGACCAAGAAAGTATTAACTTTGTAAATAAAGAAGTTACTAAAGAATTAGGTGTTGAACGTGATTATGTTATTACAGCTGACACTGATAGTTTATTTTTTGAATTAAAAGACTTAATTAAGAAACGTAAACCAGATGTTGACATTAATAATAGAGAGGATGTAGTACCTGTAGCACTTGAAATAACTAAAGAGTATCAAGATAAAACACAACCGTTCCTACAAAATCTATGTAAATCACTATTTAATGTTGATAATGAATACTTTGAGTTAAAACAAGAGGTTGTACTAGAACGAGGATATTTTGCTGGTAAAAGAAGATACGCTCAATTTATTGTTAATAAAGAAGGTGTACCAACTGAAGAATTAGATATTAAAGGTATGGATGTGATGAAGTCAAATATGACTCCATTGTATCGTAAATTTGGAGAACAAATATTACTTGATATCATGTATGGTAAAACCAAGAGAGATATTGATAAAAAAATTATTGACTTTAAAGATACACTAGCCGCTTTACCTTATAAGAGTATTGCTAAACCTACTGGAGTTAGGAATATTAATAAGTATATCGCTTCAAAACCAGCATCAGGACAAATATTTTCTAAATTAGAATTAAAATGTCCTATTAATACTAAAGCAGCTATTTGGTATAATGACTTGTTGCGTTTTAAAAAATTAGATAAAAAATATCCATGTTTTGTTGAGGGCGATAAGATGTATTATGTTCAATTAAAGGATAATCCATATAAAATTGAAGTGTTAGGATTTACAGGAAACGATCCAGAATTTATAAATGAGTTTATAGAGAAATTTGTTGATAGAGAAGAAGGATTCAATTCAGTACTATTAAATAAATTACAAGGTATATACAGTGATTTGAAATGGTCATTTCCAACTTTAAATCAATATGCTAATAAGTTTTTTTCATTCTAAAAAGAATATTATATTTAATATATGCAAAAACAAACATTAACATCAATTATTGACAAGTATCATCTTAATGGTACTGTTGAGTCAGTTAAATGGGATATTAAGAATAAAAACATAACAGTTGACTTTATCACACCAATGAAAAATTTAGTTGGTAAAGTAACTAGTCCTAATTTTGATTTAGATGATACTCAAGTTGGTATATATAATACTAGTCAATTTTATAAGCTAGTTAAAATAATGGATAGTACTATTGTTTTAGGTTTAACTAAAAGCCCATATGGTACACCACTTGAATTAACATTACAAGATAATCAATATGATTTGAATTATTACTTATCAGACTTAATGTTGATTGAAACAGTACCTACAATTAATGAACCAGCTAGTTATGATGCTGATGTTCATATTGACTCTGAGTTTATTAATAAGTTTGCTAATGCTAAAAAAGCATTAGGTGACGTTAAACAATTTACTGTTAAGACAGAAACTAAAGATGATATTACTGAATTATTAATTGTAATTGGTGATGGAAATGGATACGCAAATAAAATCAAATTTAAAACTATCTGTGAATCAATGTTTGGATTAGATGAAATTCCATTCCCAGCTGATATAATGATGGAAGTATTAAAAGCAAATGAAGAAGCAGTATATGGTACAATTAATATTAGTAGTGAAGGACTAATGAAAATATCATTTAAAGAAGATTCTATAGAATCTACTTATTATTTAGTTCGTCTTTCTAATCAGTAATATATTTATATAAAACGAGATTATAGGTAGGTCTCAAGTTATGAATTAATTAACCGCTTACCTTAGGGAAGCATAAAACACAGGAGGTTTAAAATGACAAAAATCACACATTGGGGTATTGACCCATTTGACATCGTTTGGAAAAATTTCTTCGATGTAAATTCAAATTTCAACACAATTGAAAACAAAATCAACTACCCAGTTGATATTTACGAAACAGAAACAGGGTTACGATTTGAACTCGCAGTAGTAGGTCTCACAGAATTAGATTTAGACATTCAAGTAGAAGGCGACACATTACGTGTTAAACACGAAAAACCAGAAACAGAACATTATCAAATTAAATATCTCCAAAGAGGTATTGCTCGTCGCTCATTTGATTTAGCTTGGAAAGTAGCATCTAAATTTGATTTAACTAAATTAGAAGCATCATTAGATAGAGGTTTACTTGTACTTAATATTCCTTATGCTGATGAACAAGCACCTAGGAAAATTGAAATCAAAGTAAATAAAAAACAAATCCTTAAAGGATAATTTAAAACGAGACCTACCTTAATCTCAGTTATGATTTCAAGACAAGTAATTTATTTTCAAGACAAGGCTTATTTACTAATTAGACGTATACTTGACGATCCTAAATACACAGGTAATAATCTTGATTTAGTGATGGAATGGTGTGGTGCTGATAAAGTATTAAGAAAGGAAGGTTATTTGTACTTTCTAGATGAAATAGAAGAAATTGAAATACTTGGAGACGAAGAAAAAAATTAGTATATTTAATAAAATAAAGTATTATGAATAAATTAACACCAGTTAATGGTCATGTTATTATTAAACCTATTGAGTTTGAAGAACAAACCTACGGTAATATTGTTATTCCTGATTTAGGTAAAGAAAAACCTGAAATTGGAGAAGTAATATCAGTGAGTGACACTTACAATTGGCATACAGGAGATTATGTTAAGTCTAAATTAACACCTGGCCAAAAAGTACTTATTCCTAAAATGGGATCAGTCAAAATCACTGTAGATGGAGAAGATTATATTGTAACTAAAGAAACAGAAATTCTATCAATTTATGAGTAAAATTATAGTTTATAACACAGACGCTAGACAAAAACTAGCTGACGGCGTAGATAAGTTATCTAAAGCTGTTGTCACAACATTAGGTCCATTTGGTCGTAATGTTATTATTGAAAAAGAAAATGAATTACCTCAATCAACTAAAGATGGAGTCACAGTCGCAAAATCAATTAAACTTAAAGATCCAATTGAAAACATTGGGGCTGAGATTGTTAAACAAGCTGCTATACGTTCAGCCAACACAGCTGGAGATGGTACTACCACTACTACTCTTTTGGCTAACACTATGGTTAAAGAAGGTTTAAGTAAAGTTAGAGCTGGAGCCAATGCTGTTGAAATTAAAAAAGGTATTGATGCCGCTGTTAAACAAGTAGTTAGCGCCTTAAAGAAAAACAGTAGAGACATTTCATCAGAAGAACAATTAAAACAAGTAGCTACTATTTCATCTAATAATGATGAATTTACAGGTAATTTAGTAGCTACAGCTCTTGAAAAAGTAGGTCGTGATGGAGTAGTTGCTATTGAAGAAAGTAAAACAGGTGAAACAACACTTGAAGTAGTTGAAGGCATTCAGTTTGATAGAGGTTTTAAATCACCTTACTTTGTAACTAATAATAGTACAATGCAGGCAGTATTAGAAGACCCTTATGTTTTAATTTATGATGGTAGAATTATAGCAGCTGCTGAATTATTAAATGTATTACAAAAAGTAAATAGTGAAAATAAATCATTATTGATTGTAGCTGAAGATATTGATGGTGAAGCATTAGCAACTCTTATTGTAAATAAGATGAGAGGTATTGTTAAAGTAGTAGCTGTTAAAGCACCTGATTTTGGTGAACGTAGAACATTATTATTAGAAGATTTAGCTATTGTAACTGGTGGTCAAGTTATTAGTAAAGAAAAAGGATTAAAACTTGATAAACTTAATGTAGCTCAATTATCAGCTTACTTAGGTAAAGCTAGAACAGTGACAGTTGAAAAAGAGAAAACAACTGTTGTTGATGGTAAAGGTAGTGAAGAAGCAATTACTGCTCGTGCTGAAGAAATTAAACAACAAATTGATAAAGCTCAATCAATGTTTGAGAAAGAAAAACTTCAAGAACGTTTAGGTAAGTTAATTGGTGGTGTAGCTATTATTAATGTAGGTGGTAATAATGAAATTGAGTTAAAAGAGTATAAAGATAGAGTTGAAGACGCTTTATTTGCCACTCGCGCCGCTGTTGAAGAAGGAGTATTACCAGGTGGAGGCGCAGCGTTATTATATGCTAGAGAAGCTATTACTACATCTAAAGAAGATAGTGATGATTTTAATACAGGTAAAAAAATTGTCTACTCAGCATTATCATCACCATTTATCCAAATTTTAGAAAACGCTGGTTTATCTAATCCAATTTATTATTTATATGAATTAGGTAAGTTAAAAGGTACTTGGTTCGGTTATGATTTAAAATCAGAGACATTTGTTAATATGGAAGATGAGGGTATTTTAGATCCAACTAAAGTAACTCGTTTAGCGGTTGAAAATGCCGCTGCTGTAGCAGGTACTATATTAACAACAGAAACAGTTGTTCATGAAGAACTAACTGAGAAGAAAAAAGAAGATAATTTTAATTCTGAATTAGGTTATTAATTTTGATTAATTGTAGTGACATATGCAGTAATAGTTGCCTTGGTAAACAAAACCACCATGGTGGTTGCTGTAATGTCACAGACAGTAATTTTGTTTTAGGTCCAGTTTATGATGCTTCAGAATTTTTAGAAAGACTTGGAAATGGATTGAAATATGAAGATGTTTTTATAGATTATGAAGAAGGTAGTAAATTATTCCCTGATAAAAAACATTTTCAAAATCCAGCTGTTTATCCAACTTTAAGAGTAGATATGAATAGTGAAAGAAAATTCTGTATGTTTTATGATCAAGAAAATAAATCATGTAGTGTTTATGATATTAGACCTAAAATATGTAAAGATTATTTTTGTAAACATTTAAAAGATATTTTTGGACCTGAATTAAGATTTTAATTTAAAATATAAATTAATCGGGAAATAGTTCAGTCCGGTAGAATGCTTGGTTTGGGACCAAGAGGCCGTAGGTTCGAATCCTGCTTTCCCGACAGCTCTGTTCCGAGGTGACAACGCTCTCGCTTCATGCGGGAGTATCGGTAGAGCTACTTAGTGGCTCAAAAGATTGTTTTGTTATGCTCAGTTCGTCTAATGGTTAGGACGCGTCCCTTTCACGGATGAAATACGGGTTCGACTCCCGTACCGAGTACCTGAAGACGGTGCGATAAGCATTGACGCCACGTCTGGCCCTTAGCTCAGTAGGTTAGAGCAAGCTTCAGTACTAGCGAATACCAAAACGCCGGGAACAAAGCCGTGCCGCTGGTTCGATTCCAGCAGGGTCAGCAAATATGCCCGAGTAGCTCAGCAGGTAGAGCAATTGATTTGTAATCAATAGGTCGCAGGTTCGATTCCTGTCTCTGGCTCTGTAAATTGTCCTTTGGTGTAACGGTAGCACAAATGGTTTTGGTCCATTTAGTTGGGGTTCGAATCCCTGAGGGACATGGAGACTTGGCAGAGCGGTTGAATGCAACGGTCTTGAAAACCGTCATACGTGAAAACGTATCTGGGGTTCGAATCCCTGAGTCTCCGCTTATTGACCCTTAGCTCAGTTGGTTAGTAGCAAATGACTCATAATCATTAGGTCCCCGGTTCGAACCCGGGAGGGTCAACTGACTTTAGGTCCTGTAGTTCAACGGATAGAACAACTGCCTTCTAAGCAGTGGATACAAGTTCGATTCTTGTCGGGACTACAAAAAATATTTCTGACCCAAAAAAAGAATAGTATATTTAATTATATTAAAAAATTAAACACCTGAGTGTTGAAATAGGTAGACAAGAAAGACTTAAAATCTTTTGGGCCGAAACGCCCGTGCCGGTTCGACTCCGGCCTCAGGTACGATATATTTATTATTAATTAAAAAACAGGAAAATGAAAAAAGTAATGTTCGCAATCGCAGCTGTAATTATGTTCGCTGCTTGTAACAACTCAAGTGAAGGAGCCGCTACAACTGTTGATTCAACTAGTGTTGATTCTACTGTAGCCGTAGATACTACAGCCGTAGCTGTTGACACTACCGCTTCTACACCTGCTGTTGAAGTTAAGTAATTAGCTTAAGCTAACAAGTTCATCCAGCGGACGCCAAGCGACCAATGGGTGAACTTTTTTAGTTCTTTAATTTATGGGGGAGCCAGGTATTGCTCCGTAATGTGAAGATACCACTACATGCAGGCGGTTGGATGTGTCGCCTTTAAACAAACTTTCAACAAATAAATGACAACGAATTGTCAGACATGACCTTCGACGACCTTATGGCCTTCGTAGGCGCCGATTACGCTCTTGCAGCCTAATCCGCAAGGGGCAGCTGATAGCCTTGCAACAGAACAGCACTGGGTTTCTTAGTTTCATCCGTAATAAATTAAGTGGTGGCAGGCACGCTAACCAAAACTAGCGTCCCCAAATTACTGATCAGCTTGCAGATCTAAGCATGTGATACGCTGGTGTTATTGTTCCTTACGGATACACCGGTTCGATTCCGGTCTCCTCCACAATTTTTTAAAAGGCAACTATCATTAGTTGCTTTTTTTCTATATTTATATCCGACATAATTAAAAAATAAAATAATGTATCGTATTCAACTTGATCCAGGGCCTTGGGCTCAATATGTAAAAAGAGCTGATAATGTTAATTTACCACTTAATGAAGTGAGTAAAAAATATATGATGGAATCTAATCTATATGCCACTCAATTATTTGAGGCTTTACAACAACAACAAAGTATGCAAAGCGCAGTAGCTGCTGCTGGTGCTGGACTTGGAACACCAGCTGTTACTACTCCTGCTCCAACAGCTACTCCAACTCCTACCCCAACACCAACTTCAACTCCAACCCCAACTCCAACCCCAACCCCAACTCCAACAGGTTCACTCATAGCTATTAATTTATGCGCTCCAGAATCATCATCAGCTGATATGATAATATATGCTTATGCTGTATCTGGTAGTACACCAATAGCTGTAAATACAGCGGTGTCAGTTAGCTTTGACTGGACTGGACATCTTGGAAATATATTAACTGGATCATTAGTTATACCTAGTGGTAGTACTTGTATAAGTTCTTCATTCTCAATAGGATTATCACAAGGAGTATCTACATTTACTTACTCTGGATCTGTAATCCCATCAGCTTATACTACATTAGAAACAGGTACATATAATTATATGAATGGCTCAACATCAACTTCAAGTAGCTGCCCATCATGTCCTTAATAAATTAAATTAAAAAAGTAAAGGACGGTTCAATAATGAACCGTCTTTTTTTTATATTTATACCTGACTAATTAAAAGTATGAGACTGTTTTTAACTATTATATTGATATCATTATATACAGTACTAGCTGCGCAACCAACTACAGTATATGTTGGTAGTGTGACTAATAAAGTTAAAATGGGTCCTTTAACAGGTAATAAAAATTTAGCATTTGGTGTTAAAAATGTAGCTGAAGAAGTTATATTAGATAAAGGACATGATTTAACTAATGACAGTACAGCATTTAGATTAGATCTTGAAATTATATATTTTGATATACAACAAACAGCTACTGGTGTAAGTGTGTTTCACAAAACAGAAAACGAAACAATAATTAGAATAAAAGGTATTCTTTATACAAACGATAAAAAACCTAAAGAATACGTTGCAACAGGTAAGAGTTCTGAAATATCTACCTCAACTATGATAATTGATGAAGGTGGTGGTTTTAATCAAGCGTCAGCTCGTTCTGCACTTAAAAAAACCATTATTAACCTAATCGATAAACTACTATGAAAAAACTATTATTAGCAATTTCGCTTTTAATTAGTTACGTAACCACATATTCTCAAACACCTCAAATTGGACACTTCCAGACTCTTGCTACTGTAAGAAGGGGAGATACATTAGATGTAGCTTGGTATTATAGACCAGGTTCACCTGATATTCGTACATTTCAAGTTGACTGGCAATATAAGAAAACATTATTAACTTATATCTCAACTACAGTAGATGCAGCTGTAAATGGAATGACTCCATCTGTAAGTTATAAAACTTGGGATAATTACAAATATAATACTTATACAAACGGTACATATACCTATAACTCAAATACAGATTGGACTGTAGGTCGTAACTACTTAGTATTATCAAGTGGATCAACTATTGGTTCTAATGGATATATCATCCATAACAAGTATAAGATTAA